GAAAACCTCACCGCTCAGCGAGCCGCCTTGGCCGACTCGCTGCTCAAGCGTCTGACGCAGCCCACCGAGATTGACTACGGTGGCTCACGCGCCACCTACGCCCAGCGCACCGCCGACATCAAGCGTGAAATTTCCGCCATCGATGCCGAGCTTGACCGCCGCGAAGGCGTGCCAGCGGCCAACCGTCCGTTTTACGTGTTCTGACCATGGCCGCTCGCACCCGCCCCAGCGCCAAACAAGCCGCCGCCCGCGTGACCGCGCTGGCCGGTGCACCGGTTCCGGGCGCCGAACTCAACAGCCACAAATCTGCCAGCTTCAGCGAACCCAACCTGTCTGACTGGCTGCCAGGCGCCTACAGCGCCGACGCTGATTTGCTGCCCGACCTGGGCATGCTCACCGCCCGTTCGCGTGACCTTGACCGCAACAACGGCCTGATGGCCAGCGCCCAGCAAACCCTGCGCGACAACATCATTGGCGCCGTGCTGCGCCTCAGCGCCGCGCCAGACTACCGCCCGCTGGGCTGGACCCGCGAACAAGCCCGCGAATGGTCCAACACCACCGAGAGCAAGTTCCGCAGTTGGAGCGACACCACCGAATGCGACGCCGCCGACAGCCAGAACCTGCTTGGCATGAGCCTGCAAGCGCTGGGTGGCGCCATGCTCAACGGTGACGCGCTGGCCCTGCCGCTGTGGCTACCCAAACCCGGCACGGCCTGGAGCACTCGCCTGATGCTGATCGAGTCCGACCGACTGCAAACCCCCTTGCACCTGGCGCACCGTGCCGACATTCGCGGTGGCATTGAATTTGACACCTACGGCGCGCCCGTGGCGTACTACATCCTCAAACAGCACCCTGGCGACATCTTCAACTTTGGCGCCATGGCCAACAGCGAGTATGAGCGCATCCCGGCGCGCACCGAATTTGGCCGGCGCCGCGTCATCCACCTGCACGACAAGGTGCGCACCGGCCAAAGCCGGGGTAAGCCCGTGGTCAGCGCCGTGATGCGCGAGATACGCATGGCCGGCGACTACGCCCACAACGAGCTGCAGGCCAGCGTGACCAACAGCCTGGTTGCCGCATTTTTGGAAAGCGATCTTGGCACCGAGAGCGCCGCCGCCCTGTTTGGCGACGACCCGCGCCAGGCCTGGACGCGCTCCATGGCCGACGCCAAAACCTCGGGCCTGACGGTGCGCAAGCTCGGCAGTGGTGCCGTCATTCCGCTGCCAGCGGGCGCGCGCATCAACACTGTGGCGCCGGGCCGACCCAACCCCAGTTTTGAAGCCTTCATGCTGGCCACGCTGCGCCACATTGCCGCCGGCATGAACATGCCCTATGAGCTGCTGCTGAAAGACTTCAGCAAAACCAGCTATTCGTCAGCCCGGGCCTCCATGCTGGAAGCCTGGCGCTACTTCAACGGCCGCCGCCGCTGGCTCACCGACATCTGGCTGCGCCCGGTGTACGAACTCTGGCTTGAAGAAGCCATTGGCACCGGCCACATCGAAGCCCCCGACTACTACCAAAACCGCTACGCCTACCAGCGCGCGCGCTTCATCTTTGGTGGCCGTGGCTGGGTCGACCCGGTAAAAGAAGCCACCGCCGCCCAAATCCGCATCAACGCCGGCCTGTCCACCTTGGAAAAAGAGTGCGCAGAGCAGGGCGAAGACTACGAAGAAATTTTGGATCAGCAAGCCATCGAGGCCGCCATGCGCACTGAGCGCGGCCTGCCCCAGCCAGGCGCCGACCCGGTTGCCCGTGGCACACCCCCGGCCCCGCAGCAGCCCGACCAGCCCGACGACGCCGATGAAGACCCCGACCACATGCCGGGTGACCCGCTGCCCGCCCACGAACAACACCAGGGCAACACCGCATGAGCAACTTTTCAGCCTACCCGCACCTGGCCGCGCGCATCTTCAATGTGGCGCTGTTGGTGCACCCACAAAAGCTCGACGCCATCATTGCCGGGCTGGGCCAGCGCCTGCTGGGCAGCACCATTGCCCAAGGCGCCCAACAAGCCGGCCTGTTGCCGCCCGAGCTGTTCACCACCCGCAAAGGCCCGCGCGCCGAGCGTGGTTACCAGGTAGTCGACGGCGTGGCCGTGCTCAATGTCAGCGGCGCGCTGGTGCACAAAACCCGCATGGAAGCCGACAGCAGCACTCTGCTGGGCTACAACAGCATTTATGCCGACCTGGCCGACGCCATGGACAACTCTGATGTGCACGCCGTGCTGCAAGTTTGGGACACCCCCGGTGGCGAGGCACAAGGCGCGTTCCAGTACGCCGACCAGGCGTTGGCCCTGCGCGGCAAAAAACCGTTTTACGCCATTGCCGACGGCATGGCCGCCAGCGCCGGCTACCTGGGCGCCAGTGCCGCCGAACAGCTTGTCATCACCAGCACGGGTTATGCGGGCAGCATTGGTGTGGTGATGCGCCACGTGGATGTGTCCACCGCCCTGATGAACGACGGCGTGCGCGTAAGCCACATCTACGCGGGCGCCAAAAAGATTGACGGCAACAGCTTTGAGCCGCTACCCGCATCGGTGCGTGCCGACTTCCAGGCCGAAATTGACAGCCTGTACACCACCTTCATCGACACCGTGGCCACCGCCCGCAAAGTCAACCCGCAAGCCCTGCGCGCCACCGAGGCCGCCACCTACCGGGGTCAGGCCGCCATTACCGCCGGGCTGGCCGACCGCATCAGCACGGTGGACGCCCTCATTGCCGAGCTGGCCGCCAAACGCCCCAGCACATTTGCCACCACATCCCCCCGTTTTTCAACCGCTGACAAAGGAGCCCTCATGAGCAACACCAGCACCCCCGGCGGTCAACCGACTGCCAACGCCCAGCCGCACACCGCTGCAACTGACCTCGCCACTCCGGCGCAACCCACTGCCACGGCACCCGCCGCAGCCCCCACCATGACCACCTTCACCCAGTCTGACCTTGACACCGCCACCGCCGCCGCCATGGCCGCCGGTGCTGCTACTGAGCGCACCCGCATCAGCGCCATCCAAAGCCACCCCAACGCCAGCGCCCAGCCCGGCATTGTGCAAGCCTGCATCAGCACCGGCATGACGGCTGAGCAAGCCGCCACCATGCTCGGCGCCGCTGTCAGCGCCACTCCGGCCACCGCTGCCGCTACCCCGTTTGTTGCCGCCATGGCCGGTGTTGCCAACCCGGCCGTCAGCGGCATTGAAGGCAATGCGCCCCACGGCCCCGAGGCCGAAGCCGCCGCCATGGCTGCTCAAGTGCTGCAAACCATGCGCAGCTTCGCATAACGCGCCACCACCCATTACTCACCCTGGAGATCACCATGACCTACGCCAGCTTTGCCACCGAAGGCACCTACAGCCCCGACACCCTTGTTGCCGGAAATTACGAACTCCTGGTGGGCCGCAAGGTCACCATCTTGACCGGTCAGGTCATCACACGCGGCACGGTGCTGGGCAAGATCACCGCCAGCGGCAAGTACATCAAATCCATTCTGGCCGCTGTTGATGGCAGCCAAGTGCCCGATCTGATTCTGGCTGAAGACGTGGACGCCACCGCCGCCGATGTCACCGCACTGGCCTATGCCCGTGGCGACTTCAGCAGCAATGCGCTCACCTTTGGCGCCGGCCACACCGCCGCCAACACCACCGAAGGTTTGCGTGCCAAAGGCATCACCCTGCTGGCCTCCATTGCCTAAACCCGGCCAACCCACCAACCACTGAAAGCCAAACACCATGGACATCTTTATCACCGCCGTGCTCAACCGGGTTGTTTCTGAACTGCCTGCGCCTGCACCCTTCATCCTGAACAGCTTTTTCCGCAACATCCAAACGGAAACCAGCGAAGAAATCCACTTCGATGTGGACTCCAGCCGCCGCCGCCTGGCCCCCTTTGTGGCGCCCATTGTGGCTGGCAAAGTGGTGCTCGACAAAGGTTACACCACCAAAACCTTCACGCCTGCCTACATCAAGGACAAGCGCGTGTTTGACGCCAACCACCCCTTCAAGCGGGCCATTGGCGAGCGCATTGGCGGCAACCTCGACCCCATGCAGCGCCTGCAACTGGCCTTGGCCAACAACCTGATGGACCAAACCGACATGCTCACGCGCCGCCAGGAAGTCATGGCCGTTGAAGCTCTGCGCACGGGTGCTGTGACCGTGGTGGGCGACCTGTACCCCACACAAACCGTCAACTTTGGCCGCCATGCCGACCTTACCATCACCCTGGCTGGTGCCACGCTGTGGGGCGCTGCGGGTGTGGAGCCTTTGGACGACGTGCAAACCTGGTCTATGAAAGTGACCGAGAAAAGCGGCAGCACGGCCAACACCCTGGTCATGGACGTGGAAGCCTGGAAACTGTTCAGTGCCAGCGCCAAAGTACAAAAGCTGCTCGACCGTTTCCGTGGTGCCGACCAATTGGTGCCCACCGTCACTGGCGAAGGCGGCCGCTACATGGGCAACATCGGCACCTTTGACATCTGGGTCTATGCCGGCTGGTACGAGCACCCAGACACCCTGGCGCTCACACCCTACCTGCCGGCCCGCACGGTGCTGGTGCTGGGCGCCGACGTGGAAGGCACGCGCGCCTATGGCGCCATCAAGGACGAAGCCGCCGGCTTCCAGGCCATGCCCTACTTTGCCAAAAGCTGGGTAGAGCAAGACCCGGCCGTGCGCTACCTCATGCTGCAAAGCGCGCCGCTCACTGTGCCTTACCGCGTCAACGCCAGCCTGGGCGCCACGGTTTAAACCTGCCTGACACACCAACAGCGCCACACCATGAACCCCGCTTTTGTCCAAGCCATTGCCGACCTGAACACCGCTACGGTGGACATGCTTGGCAACGTCACGGTCACACTGGCCGGGGTGACTGATTTGTCGGCGCTGTTTGTCAAATCGTTTTACGCCAGCAACATTGGAGACAGCGGCATTGCCAGCACACAGGCAAGCCTGACGCTGCAAACGTTTGATGTGCCGCCAAAAATTATCGACTGGTTCGCCTACTTTGCCGAACCCTTCAACCCCATTGACCTGCTGGTCACGGTAGCTGGCGGCAATTACAAAATTGTCGCGCACGAACCCAACGGCACCGGCCTGAGTCGCCTCATTCTGGAGTTGGCATGACCACCTACCACCTCCAGATATACGACGCCGCTGTGGCTGCGCTGCAAGCGGCCCCGGCGCTGGCTGATGGCAACGTGAAAACCATGCGCAGCACCAACCGGCCCATGCCCGAAGGCGTGAGCCGGCAACTGCGCGTGTTTCTTGGCACCACTCTGCCGCAAAGCATGGTGGGTGGCAGTGCCCCGACGGACTGGGTCACCCGCCTGCGCGTGGAGTGTATGGCGCGCGACGTGCTGGGACCCACCCCGGTCAAGGCATTTGATGTCGCCAGCACCCTGGCCGCCCAGGTGCACCAGCGCCTGTTGCAAGACGCTGCCCTGCAGGCATTGATCAGCGAAGTGGCGCCCGCCGGCATGCAGTGGGATGAAGACGAAGCCGACACCAGCCTCGCGACCTGCCAATGCATTTTTACCGTGCAACACCGCACGCCCTTTACCAACCTGACGGTCTAACACCATGCAAACACCCACACCCGACATCGCCCACGGCGGCAGCTACCAGGTAGACCCCGCCACCGGAGCTGTCACCCTGATCAGCCGCGCCCAGCAGCACCCCGACGAGCCCGTCACCGCGGCGCCCGCACCCGCCGCCACACCGGCTCCCAAGACTGCCAGCCTCACTGGCACCACCACCGTTCAACCCAAGGAGTAAACCATGGCCAACCGCCGCATGAAAAACACCACCGTACTCGCCAAGATTGGCGCTGTCTACGGCACTGACGTGGTGCCCACTGGCGCCGCCAACGCCATTTTGGTGAGCGATGTCAGCTTTGCCCCGCTGGAAGCCACCAACGTGGACCGCAACAACATCCGCGACTACATGGGCGCCAATGAAA